CAATGACACCGTAAAAGCTCTTTTTGCCTAGGGCAGCAGCTTCACCATATGGTAATATCCCGTCGATAAAACAAGGTGAACTGTCACCTCCCCAGGCCAACTGTTTGGCGTGTGCCAGGTCAGTTGTATATCCGCACATGTTGAGCAGTTCCACTAGGTCTGATCTCGACAGTGAGTTTTTAACAAGCGCAAGAAGCGGATAAGAGCTAAGTATCCCTTCCAGTTTTTGCTTGCTGGATAGCATGTGTGCATGGATCCTACCACGTGGCACGCACTGTGGCAGATAACGAACTTCCATAGCTGGCCACTCCACTACCAAACCATCAGACAGGCTCTTAGCATATGATGCTTCCTGCATAGTTTGGCGGATATCGCAGCCAGCCATTTTGGTCGCCTCTACCTCCACCGGGGCCATATGGTTGGTAAGATAGTCGATCGTCGCGTAGTCACGACATTTCGCCATCTTCAGATCAAGTACAGACTTGTCTGTTGCCGGTATCTTGAGATCGACGGAAGCGATGCGCCCGTTGCACACGAAAACGGGACCGTTTCCTAGAGCCAGAGAACCCTCAAGTAGGCGTCTGACCGTCGATCTACGCACACCGTGGACCTTCCTCATGACAGATTGTGTCACGATGGGTGAAAACACATCAATACCGGCTCTATTGATGCATGATCTCACGGTTGTTATACATGACTCCAGCAACTCTGTTGGGGCCAGTGTCTTTGTGTTTGTCCAGTTGCCAGAGACAAGTGAACTTATAGAACGGCACACGTAGCCATGTGCTTCATATTGGCATACGCACATACGCAAAAACTCTGCGCATTTGGTGCCTATGCTTTGTTTCATCGGATTCAAACGGATCTTGCGAGCTTTGAGACCTATGAGGAGGGCTTCGACTTCCGTATATGAATTGACTTTTGCAATAACGTCATCACCTGCGTGTAGTGATGTCATTGTCTTGAACAGACTGGGGTTAGACATGTAAATGTATGCAGCATTCAAGATGCTGTTGTAGAATGTAGTGCCTCTGTGACCTGACATTAACGTACCCTTGACACGTTTCAGCTTCCCACCGACCATGACCTCCATGTCATCGAAGCTGTGAACGAGTACAGCCAGGCGCTCCGCGTCAAATCCGACATAGTTTCCAACTTCTTCGGTAACGAGTTGCATAGCATGTAGTGTGTGTTGAGAGTTGAAGTCATCATAGTCTAACATCATGAATATATTGCCGGGCATCTTCTTGATGTGGTGACAGAGTTTGACAGCGCCCATCTTGCCAGGGTCGAGTAGAACGCGTCTGTTGCGCCAATGCTCTTCGATCGGCCGCAGAAAATACTCAAAGTTAGCATACGACACCGTGTCACATGCTAGGAGTAACCTACTCTTGCCGGCTTCCAATTTAACAGATGGTGAAACAAAAACGCGTCCATCCCAATGCTCAAGAGCGTTACGCTGCCAACCTTCCATAGCAACACGTCTGTGCACATGTCCGGGTATATCAAGCTTCCACTCTGGTCTCTCTCTAGCCAGCAGGTTACTATGTCCACCATTGACACACCACAGCCATCGCTTAGACCATATTTCATCTGGCTCTTCGTACACAACACTGTTCTCACCTAGCTCATGTCTCAAGATGAAGCGGATGGCCTCTCTCAACTCCTCGTCAGTGCCATAGTTTGTACACGTATCGTTGACGCTACTCGAACATCGGCGGTTCACCTCTTCTTCGACGTCTACCGAACCAACACCACGCCCTTGCAGACTCTGAGCCTCACATAGCAGTGCCCCAGCAGTAGAAGCTTCTGCACCCAAGGACTTCAGCATTGTTGTTAGGTCCTTAGCAGCCTTACCGTTGCATACAAGCCTGCCTGCCAATTCGAAGCCATCGTCAATGTACTCACGTAAGACAAGGCCATGTAATATAGCACTCGCCGTTTGGTCATTGTACAGTCCGTAGTAGCGGGGTAGAACATTCAGCAGCTCGGAATAAACGGCTGGATTGTGCTTCCTTAGTGACACCAGAATGTCTGTCACCGTGACATTGCATTTCGTAATGGCAGCCGGGTTCGACTTGACAGGGAACATAAACTCATAGCGTTCCTTGTCACCATTAGGCAATCTGCTAGGCAATGTCTCACCCGAGTGTCCTGCTCCGATCTGGACGTTGCCAGTCTCACTAACTCCACTCGGAACCGCACTGCTCTCGTCTCTTTTTGTAGTTTTGTACTGTCGTTTCGACAAGCTATCTTTTACTTTTTTGTTTTCGGATGTTCGCAACACATCTTTACGTGGCATAGATATGAAATCTGGTGTAGCGCTGGGACTAGAGCGAGTGTACACACGCTCACGGGCTACATCAAAGTGCAATGAAGTGTCAGTCTCCTGTAGTTCAGGTATGACATGCCGTGCGATATGAAAAATACATGCATCAGTCAATGTAATTTGTACTGGGTATTCACATGCAAGAAAGGACATTGCTGCGAGCTCAAGTTGTCTGTTGATGGTTGACATATGTTGTTGCAACTTACGTGTCTCATCTTGTACAACTATCGCTATCTCAGCCTCCCATTTACTAACAGTGACCAGCTGGTTTACTACACTTAAACTATCAAAGTAACGTACATACTCAACGTTCAGAAATGAAGAAAAATATAAACCCACGCGACCACTCTCAGCAATTCGCTCTGTCACGTGGGGTGGAAGGGCGACACTTACTGCACACCCTGCGGAACAGCAGTTGTCTCCTGTCCAACAGAGGAAATTTCAGCTGACATAGCATCGACGTCAGGAGCAGCTAGTAAGGCCGAGGGCTCCGTGTCTGATGCTTGCATCACAGCCACCTGTCCAGTGATGTTACTCGCGCCACTACTGACAGTTCCTGTTCGTCCAGCATGGTAATTCTGTGCATTATCCAGCAGTACGACATGATTCGGCAGACTCTTAGCCACTACAACTTTCGTGGTGGGTGGAGCCTGGCCAGCCCTCTCTGTGAAGTGTGAAGACTCAACAGAAGGTGCTGTCTCCTCGATATCAAACATCTCCGGCTCGAAATCGCCACGCAAAAAACGGGACAGATTTGCCGTGTAACCTCTCGACACAGAAGCACGAGCGTTTGACAGACTGTTTGCTGCGTGAGATCTGGTCTTCATCACAGAGCGAGTCCATGTGCTCAGCGTATCATCAGCAATTTGGTACGGTGCCCTAGCACTGTACTCAACTTGCCCAGACATGCATTCTTCTGGGGTGGGGAAGTGAGGTGTTGTTATCGCATAATCACTCAAGTCAAGCGATGATGAATGGATGACACTCCCCATCAGCTTTCCCAGATACATGCACTCACCGGGTGCAGGAATAGGACTCTGTCCGCGCC